CGATTGTTGCGTAGCTTGGCTGCTGGGCTGTCCGTAATTGGCCGGGGTAAACTGAGTCGTCGCTGGATACTGTTGACCCTGGAACGGGGATTGGACTGGTGCGCTCAGCAGGTTCACCACCTTGTTGAACGCCGATTCCCAAGGATTCCCCTGAGGTGCCTCCGGTTGGGATTGGGGGGCGTACTGAGTAGGGGCTGATTGGTAGCTGGGGGCCGCCTGAGGCACCGCTTGGGGGTAGCTGGTACCCACCTGATAAGCCACTGGAGCCTGCGCCGGAGCTGCCTGCGGTGCTGCCACCACGTAGCTGCTCGGAGCGACGGCCACTGGTGCTTGGCTCGTCTGTGGGATCGATTGGACGGTAGCGTCCTGCATAACTCATCTCCTTTTGTAAGGCTTCTAAAGTGCGATACAGATATGGGGTCAAATCCAATCGCGGGTCCGCAGCCATCGGTAAATCCGGTGATTGCGGGTGGGGGGTCTGCATCATTCCTCCCACTAAGCGAGCGAAAGCAGAGTATGCACCCTGTAATTCGTTCACCATTCTGAACGGGAACCCAGATAGCATCTCGGCCCGTTCCTCATCCGTTTTAGACGGAAAGAGGTATTTCAGTGCCTCAATGCTATCAACACCTAATTCTTGCAGATTTCGAACAACAATGGAGTTGTTGAGAATATCTTGGGTGGAATCTTCGTAAACAGGACCCAACCAACGCCACTGAACGGTGACATCACCATCGGGAATAAGGCCTAAAACACCAGGAGGAATCTGCTGGGTACGCAGACAAGCCATCATCAACTGCTTGACTTGATCTTCAAACATGCCCATGGCATCTTCGTAGGCAACAAAGTCTTCAGGCGTTGCTGTCTCTGGTAATTCCAGGGGCTTTTCAAGACCTGCAGCAGCGGCCAGGGTGTCACGGAAAAGACGTTCTTCTTGGAAAATAATCAGTTCCAAACAACGGCAAATGCCATAGGTATAAATAGAAATTGCTTTTTTCTTGGATGTTGCAGAAACACGTCCAAACAAAGATTTGTATTCAGTTGCAGTAACACCTGCAGAAATTGAGAGTTCATCAACGCCACCAAGGGCGGTACGGATTTCCTCTCGATACTGGCGTGCAAAAGAATTTTGGTCACCAGTGATGGCGTCAGGGACGATATAACCAACTCGGTCGTTTGGCTCCAGGTTGGCAATGATGCGTGGAACGCGGAGCTGACCATCAACACCGCGATAGACGGGATCTGCTTTGAAGCGTGACTGACTCAGAGCACCACCGCCCATGAAACCAGAGTTAGCTGCAATAGACGGACGCTGGACAACGGTTTCGCCACCGGACTCCATTAGGTCTGTCTTGGGACGAGACGAAAGCAGTGTTGGGTTACCAAAGAACTGAACGTTCTTACGCATGGTGCGAACCATTTCGTCATGCGTACAGATGTGATTGGCTAACGCATCGAATTCACCAACGCCCTCTGTCGAGAAGCCCTTAGCGTTGTTAAAGATTTCAACGCAGGGAATAAAACCAAGAGTATTTTTAAATGTTTTTGTGCGGCCAGGGACAGATTGGTAGTTGGTGTCGAAAGAAATCTCGCCTTCAGAATGCGTTTCTTCGATTGTTTTACGTTTAATCGACAGACGGATGTAACGCTTGACGCCGCCCCGCCCCATGCCAGCCGGACCACTAAGGTTACTGACTTCAATGTCCTGCTGGAAGCCAAGGCCTTGACGAACCTTATAGCTATAAATGATGACGACTTCGTCTAGCTCACCGTCAATATTGTAGAAACTTCTGTATTCGTGTTTACGGAAAAAGTAAAGACGGTAATTATTTTGCGTAGGACGGATGTAAAACAACCCCTGTCCATCACAAAGGAAATAATCCCAAACCGAATCAAGGCGCGTATCAAGTTGGTTGTATTTAATTACGCGATCAATAAAGTCTTTGCGTTGATTGCCAAAGTTGTCTTGGGCAGGAAAAAATTCGACACCCTGGCGGATGCCGAATAATTTCATCTGCGCAAGGTGTGCCGCAACGACGCCAGTATCGATTGAAGCTCCACCGTCTTTTTCGAGGTAGGAGTCAATGATTTCTTTAAGTCTGGCCTTTGCGTCCCCAGCCATCAACTATTTGCCTTTTTATCTTTATTGATCTTAGCAGCCTTCGCTTGCTTCTTCAGGCGCAACCACTTATCAAAGAATACGAGTTCGGCAGAAGAATAAAGTTCGGGATGGTTGAGCGCTTGCTTAACAAGTTTTTTAGTTTTCATTTTGACTCCTTGTAACGTTTAGCTGCGCGAGCAGCCTTGCCCGCTTTCTTGGCGGATTCCGTATTTGAAACAAATTGTTTTCCCTTGCGACTGCCTTCTCGTTTCTTTTGATCTGTCTCCTGCCTTTCTTCTTTAGACAAAGAAGCCCACGCTTTCTCGGGAAGGTAGCGTTTTGTATATCCTTTTTGTATTGCTTTATCAGCCACGGAATCTTCTGGAATTACTTTGAATCTCTTCCATTATTTTATCCGCACCAATCAGCATGCCTCCGGGACGCGTATTACCGGCTCGTCCAATGAAATTGGCGAGATACTCTTGAGGGTTGCCTCGAAACGAAATTGAACTTTTTGGATCAACAGCAAGATTAACTGAAAGATCTGAAATTGGTTGTTGTTTCATTTATCCTTTGTTTCTTTGTACTTTTTAGCAGCAGCTTTTGCTTTGCCCCGTTTCTCGTATTCGTCCTTAGTCATCCACTTTTCTTTACCCCATTTCTCTAAGGATTTTTGCTTTTCCCCTTTGCCACCACGATACCCGCCACCGGCCTCTTTGTACTCCTGGGCGAGGAGCTGAGCCTTGCGTGCCGACCATTGACCAGCTTTGCCGCCTTTTTCGCCGGCCATAATCCGATCTTTGATCCGCTCACGCAGCTCAGGTTTGGAATATTTGCTATTGTCTTGTGCCATCAGTAAACCATTTTATTTTGAAATCCTTGGGGAGCGGAACGCAAACGACGAATCATTTCCATTTCTGCTGCGTTTGCATCTAGGGGTTGACCGGGCTGCATAGGGTTTGGCACCGGCTTGCCATAGTTAGGGCTTCCAGCTGGATAAGTAAGGTCTACTGCGCCTTCCATGCCACTCGGATAACGGCCGGGAACATTGGCAACTAAAGAATCTGCTTGAAAACTGCCAGGTGCCTGCGCTTTGCGTAAATAATCTTGAATGTTAAACTCAGCGGGCGGCGGACTGCCCTGCTGCATGAGCTTAGCCTTTTGCTCTGGAGTCAGAGGAATATTTGGTGCGCCACCATAAGGTTTTTGTGGTTCACCTTGCGGAGAGGCTTGACCAAGCTGAGGACCTTCAAAGAACTGAGCATTGGCGATACCGCCCATGTTGCCTACAGCCCCAGGGAGATTACTGGAGCCAAAGGCCATGGGAAGCTGCGGCCCACTGCCGGGCATAATGCCACGACGCATCAACTCGTCATTGAGCTGTTCGTTCTGTTGGGTGCCGCCTTCATACAAACGGCGAAGCTGTTCACCTGAGCGGCCACCTAACGCACCGGGTACACGCCGAATGTCAAAGCTTGGGGCGCCTGCCAGTAAATTACCGGGAGCGCCTGGAACGTTTGATTCACCGCCGTAAAACATGTCGTTATCTCTTTTTTCGTATTCTACTCTTCTATAACTTCGTAACCAGGGGAGTCGTTAACCTTGGTTAAAATAATTCCGTTACCACGAACATCCCAATCAAGAACATCGCCCTCTTGCCAGCCAAGTTCTTCGATTAGTTCGTCAGGCAAAGTAATAAAATTTTCTCCGTTTTCGTCTTCTTCTACTTCCAGAATGTAGCTCATTTTGACAAAAGCTTTTCCATTAGCTTATCAAGCTTGTCATTGATTTGTCTAAAATTATCATGCATCTCCTGGATCTCCCGGAGAAAATCAACCTTCAGCACATAGTCCAAAGGCATGCGGTTGATTTGGTCTTCCAAGATGTCAATCCTTCGTTTTTGAGATCCAATGTAATCAAAAGCTTGTTGGATCCGCTCTTGATGCCTATCTAATATTTTATTGGCAACCCACGTAGCGCCTGTAACCGCCGATACAAGGGCAGTGATGCCAATGGCTACGTATTCGGGTCCCACGAATGCACTGCTTTTTTTCTAATTCTAGGATTAGTAATCAATGTGCAACTGACCTTTTCTTGCAAGTCCAGTAACCAACCAAACCAACGCGTCAACGCAGTCATCATGACCACTAACGCCGAAATTTGTGAGTTCCTCGAAGAGATTTGTGAAGTTCCGGAAACGATTGAAGATTATCTTTCGATCTTCAAACATGCCCATGATTCCACGGAAACGTGCCAGCTTGTCTGCACGGAAACCTTTGACTGGATGCCAAATCAAATTGTAGAGACCTTCGTTATTCAGGCAAACCCGTTTGAAGTCAGCTTCGAGAGAAGCTTGGTATTGGACGGCTTCTGACCAAATATCACATGTGGAATAAGTCGGAAAATAATTTCCGCTATCATCACGTCCAATCACCGACCAATCGTTCAACAATTCTTTAAGAGCGTCCAGTTTTTCCAGGTTGCCCATGACGCGTATGCGCCTGTAATCGATGATATGAATGCGGTCGCCAATGCGTCCGCCAAGGATCATCACGGTGTAATCGTTCTTCTCTTTGGTGCCAGCAGAAAGGTCCACACCAATACCGAGCGTATCAAACTCCGTTGAAATTTCCGCTTTAACAATTAGTTCTGGCGCCAGAGAAAGCTCGTTCTGTCTGACAATTTGATTCATATATTGAAACGAGAAAGCAATTGGCGCTTGCCGTTTCTTTTCTTTGAGGTAATCTAGTGACCACATCTCAGGCCAATAAGACTCTTCTTCTCCTGTTTTAAGGTTTGTATTAATTGCAGAAAGAACGATCTGCATCCAATTGTTCTGTTTGTTAAAAGTAGTGGCGTGAATATCATCATGCCTAAAGCGAGTTCCAAGGCAAATAGCACGTGCGCCTTCAAACATGGTGGGAGCGATCACCGCGTTCCAGTTCTCCTGCATTTGTTTCCGAATATCAGGGTTGGCAATATCAGCGGCAGATTTAATGGCGTCATCAATCATCACCAGGTGAGAACGCTTGGAAGTCACCGAACCCTTAAGGCCTGCAGCGCAGAGGGTAAATTGTTCGTCACCAGTAGTGTCAATGCCAGCAAACTTATGGTCAATTGACCAATACTCATTACTGGTAACGTTCTTCATCAAACGCACCGTCGGGAAAACTTCCTGATAGCGTTTGCTTTCAATAATGCGTTTAATTGTTGCAGACTTAGAACGTGCAATATCAACCGTGTACGACAGATAAAGAATCTGCAATGGCAACTTGGCTTGTGTATGAATACCAATAGCCCAGGCAGTCAGCAAGCCAAGAACCGTTGATTTAGCTGATCCTCGTGGCGCAAGAAGATCAATATTGGGGCCAGCAATTTTAATTAAACAGTTGCTGTCTTCGTTAGTAACAAAGTGCCGATGCCATTCTTTGTGATGCGTAGCAGGAGGTTTATCTGCAACATACTCACAGAAATAAGCAAAGTCTTCCCGCGCAAGCTCCAGTGCTTCTGCGTTGCGCGGAATTCGGATCTGTTGGCGGCGTGCCGCAGCCTTCGCATTGCGACGATAGGCAAGATGCGTATAGCTAGGCACAAGAATAAATCAGTTGTTAACTGAATACTATCTTATTTTGCTTCTTCTTTGTCTTTTTTCTGTTCTTTGTATTTCCGCGCTTTATCTAAAGCGGCTTTACGCTTTTCCTTAT